GCACCTGAACCAACAAAGCTAGTAGCCGTAATGGTTGTACCTGTAATGGCTAAAGGTGTAACTCCACCAATAACCATGTTATTCATTGTTCCAGCGTTGGTAGGTGCTATTTCGAGTGAACCTGTACCAGTTGGCTTAATGTGTACATGACCAGTACCCGTAGGGCTAATGTCAATTTGTGCGTTTGCACCATTAATATTTGTAGCTACAGCAATAGTGACATTATCGCCACCACCGCCACCCATGCTGATTTGGGTTGTTCCAGCCGAGTTTCTAAGGGCTAAACCAGCAGAATTGGTAGCCTGAACGATTGGTGTAGTAACGCTAGTAGAAGCGGCTAATGTCGTGACGCCTGAAACTGCGCCTGTATCACCTACTGCTACTACGCTGTTTTGCAACAATTTGCCTGTTGTGGTGTCATACCTTGCTATTGCGTTGTCAGTAGCGGAAGCTGGGCCAACTACATCACCGCCTAAAGATGGGCTTGAATTGGTAATTACGCCAGTCAGGTTGTCATAGCTAATGCCTGTACCAGCACTTACAGAAGTCCTAGCCCTGGCAGTTGTAAAGTATTCGTTTGTACCTTCGGCTATATTGGTAGTGGTTAACACGACTGTGCCGGTTAAACCGTTTACGCTAGTTACTGCATCGGTATTGTCTACCTTCTGCCAAACTGTGCCGTTATAGACTGCCCAATCGCCCACAATCCAATCAGTAATCCCGTTAAGGTTAGTATTACCAGCAACATTGACCACATAGTAATAACCTTTAGTGCCAACAGAAGAAGTAAGAGTAGGGGTATTAGTTGCTGCATCCCATGTTCCTTGATAGCTAAGTGCGCCCAATACTGCGGCTGGAAGTTCAGAAATAGGTACTTTACCGCCAGCATCAAGGGTAGCTACACCGTTAGCTGTGCCTGCATCTCTCGTAGAAGCAGTACCTAAACCCGTAATATCCGTGTTTGGAATGGTAGCGGATGCGCTTAAAGGTGCTGTGCCAGTACCCTTTACATAACCAGTTAGGGTAACTGCACCTGTACCGCCTTGGGGAACGGTGACTGTTCCTGTGATATTTGACGCAGGTATCGTAACTCCACTAATCGTACCGCCTGTAATGGCTACGGCATTGGCGTTTTGCTCTGCCATCGTACCTAAACCAATCAAGGTATGGTCATCATTCCAATCGCTTGGTCTGACTACGGATGTGTCATCCCCGTCAGGTATTAGCGAAACCTTAGTATGCTTGACTGTTATAGCCATTATTGAACCCCAATAATCTTGCCGTCTTGACCTCTAATTACCGTTTTAGGTCTACTGTGTTGTGCATTAATTGTTTCTACCAAAGCTGAAATAGCCTGTGCCATCTGCATATTACCTTGCCCAATCGCATCAGCAATCGGCTGCATTGGGGATTCCATAGATTTAGCCATGTCCATTTCGGTCATGTAAGCCATCGTTCCATCAGACTCATCTGCACCAATACGGGCAACTTCAATCTTTGCGCCATTGTTGATATGGGCAAGTAAGACTTGGGTATTGCGCTCAGTCATCATCTTCATCTGAGCAACTTTAACTTCCATCTCCCTGTCCATCATATTGCGCTGTTCTTCAAGCTGGAACTTCAGTTGATTCTCTTGAGCCTGGTACTCCTGCTTGGCCTTCTCTACCTGCATAGCGTTTTGCATCTTTAATTGCTCTAATTGAGCAGTATTCTGCATTTTCGCTTGCTCTAACTGAGCTTGCATTTGTAGCTTCTGCATTTCAGGTGATGGTGGTTTAGGCTGACCTTTGGCAGCTTCGGCTTGAGTACGAATTTCATCGGCTGTTTGGTCAATAATACCTTCCAACTGTTTACCGGCTTTAAACGCAGTAACGCCAAATTTAAGCATTTCCATCAATAATGGGGCTAATTCAGGTGCGCCTTGTACGGCAGGCATAGCGGTTTGTAAGAATGTACCTACAGATGACAGGAAAGCGATGCGGTCTTGCTTTTCTTGCTGTTCATCCTGATAAATCATGGAATCGCTAGTAACTTCAATACGGAAGTTCTTGGATGCTTGGTCTCTTAGCAGGGCAATAGCTTGTGGAATAAGCTGCTGGTCTTGCTGGCTTAACTGCATTGCACCAGAGATTTGCACCAATGTTTCATCGGTAAAGTGGTTGCAGATAATCTGCGCTTTAATCGACAAGATGGTAGTAGCAAAGTCTACGACTGCGTGTTGCATGGTCTTTAATCGACCAGATGCGTTGTTGGACTTAATAATCTGTGCGCCAAGGGTCTCATTAGGGTCGGTTTGTCCCCGTTGAATATCAGCAATACCCATCAGTTCATAGATTTGACCCTTAACCTGTTCCATTGCTTGATAGCATTGGGCTAGGGCTTGTGCAAATGGGGTAATGTCTACAAGGTCAATCGCACCTTTCATGCCTTGCTTTTCAGCAAAAGCCATCCAGTTATCTACTGGAATCAGGGTATTGTTCTCACCTTCAGAAAACAAACGCTGCAACTCACTAGAACTTGCATCATAAACACCACGCACTCTAAGGGCGTTAATAAGGCCATCAATACGGTCACATAAAGTATCAAGTTCTCTTGCTTGGTCTTGGTAGATTACAAAGTCAGGTATTGGCTCTAATGAATCCGTTGTAAGTGTGGAATACAGGGGCTTAGGACAAGGAAAGAAGTTCTCAAGCTGCAATGGGTCATCACGCTCGTCAATAATCTTACCTAAAGACTTGGAAATCCATAGGACTTTGCCTGTTTCTTTGTCCCAAATCTCATAAATTACTGCTTCGTATACACCATCTATCGGTTTATAGGAGTTCTTATCGTCTGCTGGCTTGGTGTCTAATGGAATTTTGTAGCCCATTTCTTCACCAAATCGCTCAACTAGCGCAGGGCGAGACATATATACCTTGCGCCATACGCAGGTTACTTCTTCCCATGTTCTAGCACCTGGCGAGTGTCCAAACTCTTTCCAATGCACATAGTCTACAGGGGCGCACTCGTACTCAATACGCTCAGGATTCTCATTCTCCATGCCTTCAGGAGTCTCTGATTCGTCTGAATCTTCCGTTACTTGGAATCCATCTTCAGGTTCGCCAGGTTCATCGACTGCAAAGTGTGGCTCATAGCGTACCCAACTTACGCCACGACCACCCAAAAGACGGTCTAAGACTGCATTGTTCATGGCAGACTTATAGTCACCATAATGCTCAATCTCAAACTCCAAAGCCCGTTCTAACATCATTGATGCGACACGGCCAATAGGGTCGTTATCACGGAATCTGCGGCTTACATCAGGTCTTGGCAGTCTTGCAAAGATAGCTGGTTGAATGGTCTGGACATTTGACCAAAGGATGTTAAACCTGGCATTAGGGTTACGGTCATAGCGTGAATCGTCTTTGTACTTCTTGACGATTCGGTCTGCTCTTTGTTCCCATCGCTTGTATTGGCGCTCATAAGACATGATTGTCTTGTACCAATCTTCGTATGTGTGGTCTACCGTAGCTTTGTCGTTTGCCATAATGTTGCCCTAATGTTGAAGATTTTGGCGAAATGTTGTCTTATTTTACCTAAAGTTAATACCTTTGGTTACTTTTTGTCTTATTTTCTTTCCATAGGTCATTGATAGAAACATCTGTCTTACCAACGAATACACCCCTAATTGGTTCATCTTTGGTAACAATCTTGGCTTCATCCTTCCATACGATAGATAAGTACCGCCAGGCATCCGCACCGTGACTTGTCCAATCATGCCTTGGTTTATCCCTAAATACCTTCTTGTCCTCATCGTATTCCCGTTGGTACTGCCGCAGACATTCAATGCCATCCTCGCATTTATGGTCAAACCATGCTCTAGTTAAGGCTAAACGGCTTGCTTGAATACCATCTTGTAAACCTAGATTTGGCACTATGCGTAAGGTTTTAATTGGCAACTTATCGCCTAGCTGCTCGATTACTGAGCGATTAGAAGCTAAAGTCTTGGCTCTAGCGTCATGGGGTAGGTAGTGATAGCCATACTCATAACCCCGTTCCATTTCCCTTGATTCCACTATTCCGGCATAGAAAGCGACTGGTTGACCATTGGAATAATGGTAGTCCAATAGCCTAATTTCCCCATGTATAACCTGAAAGAACCATATAGCAGTATCGTCTGAGTACCCCAAATCCCATGCCGTATGCACTTTAAACATAGGGTCATGCTTAACTTCGGTGATTCTGCCTTGGTCTGTAAGCTGCCGCATCTCTTTGCCGTAATACGCTCCAAGTATGGAACTTTCAAAGTCGCACTCAAACTCAGCTAAGTACTGGTCTTGCGACATCATTTTGGCAGCATCCGCTAATTCTGCATCAGGCAGCAGGTTTGTCTGACTAGCTCTAAGGGTCTTGACATACCAATCAGAGTCTTTTGTAGCGTTGTTGTACACATCCCAAAACTGGTTGTGTCCCTTGGGTGTCCCAATGAATGTGGCAAAACCGCCCCTGTCTGCTAAAAGTGGCCTGACCACGCTCCCCCATATTGAGGGCTTCATATCAGCATATTCGTCAAGAACTACGCCATCTAGGTATAAGCCACGCAAATTTTCACCCGTATCAGCGCCAAACAGCCTAATCCTAGCTCCATTGACTAGCTCTACCCATAGTTCAGATTGATTAGCTTTGGTAAGTACAGGCTGTGAGAACTTTAAAAGGTAGTCCCATGCAATAGTCTTGGCTTGTGAGTAATAAGGGGCAATATAGGCATACCTGCCATCTTCCTTGCCTTCTGTGATTGCTTTGTAGATTAGGTCGTTAATGCAAGCTACTGTTTTACCGCACCTACGATGGGCTACGATAACTGACCACCTTTGGGTTCTTTCATGGAATGGTAGGAATACATCCCTTGGTTGATAGTCTAGTTCTACTTCTACTATTTCTTCCAAGATACCACCATGCGTACAGGGGACTTCTCATCTCCAACGACTTCAGTCCTAGCTAATTTAGGAACTGCGTATTCAACCATGTTCTGAACTATGTCACAAGCCTTGCCAGGATTAGGAAGCACAATGTACTTTCCTGTCTCATCGTCTTTAAGACCTTCTGCGGTGTTATAGAGCCACGTTTGCAAATAAGGTAGGTTGGCATCAAGTAATGCTTTTACAGCCTCACGAGCCTCTTGAGTGACCTTGTTAGGCACTCCTTTAGCCCTTCCACCTGTCTTTTCTCTAGTTTTTTCTACTTTAGAAGTCATATAATCTCAAGTAATTGATTTATAAGGCTTTTAGTTTACACCAATTATTAAGCAATGTCAGGGTCGTGAATCTTGTTCATAGCTGTCAATAATGCAGCCTTACGCTTCATGCGTTCATTGGTCTTTCTATTGAGGATGTCCCCCTTACCACCTACTGCTAACTCTTGTGGCTTTGGTTTCATACGCTCTTTTACCTGTTTTTCAAGGGTAGACTCATGTTCAGGTCTAAGCATGGCATCTTCTTTCTTATAACTTCGGCTCATGTGTTTCATCACATATCCTTCATCTTAGAAGCAATCATTTCTTTACGGCTAGGCTTGGCAGTCTTAGCAGCATCTTTAAAGTCTTGTGCGCTGGGTCTGCCTTCTGCACCCTTTTTAGCCATCTTTTCGCCTGAACCGGCTTTAATCCGTTCCCGTTTAGCATGAATATTTGCGTATAGTCCTGGTTTCATTAACATTTCCACCTTGCTCTTGCTGCTTTGCCCCGTTCCCCAGTCCAACCTGCTGACCTTGCACAAAAGCTATCGTGTCTTGGCCCACTAGACTGTGGTGCTTGTAAATTTGCGTTGTTCTTGCGGTTATAAGCCGCCCTACCTTTTGCAGTCATCCCTGCACCCTGCTCAGTTGGCAGGTAATTCTT